GTGGACAAACTTCAGCGTGTCACCAGTGAAGTGATCCACCGTAAACAGGCGGAAGTAGAACCACTGAGAGGCAAAAGTGTCCGGAGCGATCATCCACATGAAGTGACCATAGCTCCCCTTCGTCTTGATCTTCACTCCCAGGCTGAATAGCCCCCGGATATTGTCGCAAAAGACCATGAAGGGGTACGCGCCGGGAGGTATGGTCCTTATATCGTCAATGGTCAGATAGCGTTCATACTCCCGCGCAGGAACGGGCGGAATGTTCCCATCAGGCTGCGCCGGAGATATGAGGCCGGACTTATCTGTCTTTATCCCCGGAACAGGTTTCACCGCTGGCTCTGAGGCGGGAATAATCGCTTCCATTATTGCTTTCACGGTCTTTTTCTTCGTAACCATAATAATTATGCCTCCAAAGTCCCCCCGGATTGCTCCGGGGGGGGCTTTGATCATTTTTCTGACTACGCAGCGGGCGTGTTGGCCACAACTGCTTCGGCCAGATTGTCTGCCGACGCTTTCAGGGTGTCCGAAAGCGCCTGAAGGGCGACGGGGTCCGTCTTTGCCGCGGCGATCTGATCCGCGAGACCTTTCAACAGGACAATGGCGGACTGCTCCGCATCGGTGTTTGCCTGGACCTGAAGGGTCAAGGCATCCAATTCCTTACTCATGGCTTCCTCCTTTCTCTGGATATCCTTCACTATTCCGAGGATTTGATCCAGTTTTCGTATGATCTCCACAGGGAGCGGAAAATGATTTCCTTCTCTTTTCTCGTTGCCTGGAACTTTCGCTGCCTCAGTTATCGCCGCCTGGTATTCCTTCTTCTGCTCCGGCGTCATACTTGACCAGCGAACTATCAGGGCCTTGAGCGCGCTTGTGGCTATGGACAGGAGAATCTTGATCACCGTTGGGCTCATGGTTTCCCCCTTACATCTTGGCCAGCACTATCAACCGGTCAACCTTTGCAATAATGCCCGCCTTGTAAGACCCCAGCATCGGCAGGACAGTTTCGGAAAGCGGCTTGTCTGTGTTGATGTATCCGACTAATATTACATAGATATAAGCGTATTTTCCTTCAAACTGTTTTGCCAGCATGATGATCAGGTCGTCATAGGTGACGCTGCCATCAAGGAATGTCTTGACGGTGTTCAGTCCAGCAAGCACCACCGGCTTGTAGCAGGGGTTATTCTGCATCGCCATGACAAAGGCCGTGTCGGTGGCTACGTTCATCGCCACGTTAGCGTTCAACCCCGTGCATCCGGTACATCCGGTAAGCACGATCAACATAAGAATTCCTGCCAGTAACTTTTTCATTGTATCCTCCTTAATCAATCAATTCGTAGTGAGGGCCGTCTTGGAAGGTCTGATCGTTGAGATCAGTATCTCCGTCCCAATCTTTTCCCCAACGAAGTTTGATCCCCATCGCTAGGGCCGTAGACATCACGAACCCGGCGAAGTAGCAGATCCGGTTGATGTCGTTCCAGTCAATCGGCCAGGGCATTGCGTCAACCGCCATGGACGGGAGTTTGTTGTGCTCTCCATTCGGCCAGTCCAGTTTGCTCTTGCCCTGTCTGAAATACAGGTGCTGCAGAGTCTCTCCCCGGTGCCCCTCGATTATCTTGCAGTCGAAGACCTTGATAACCCCGCTGAATACACGCTGTATCCGAGTCTCACAGGTCGCAAGCTGCTCGTTTGATAACAGTGAGAATTTTGACATCAGCCTCCACCCCTAAACGCTCCCACCAGCCACAAGACAAGCAGGATTATCAGTACCAGCCCGAGGTCACTACTATGATAGTATCCCCACGCCTGGCTATGCGGCCAGACGGGAAGCACTCCGACGAGCGCAAGAACCAAAATGATGAGTGATACCGCTCCTAAACTCATGACAGCCTCCTATTTCGTCATAGCCATTTGAATCAAAAAAACGATGATCCCACCAGCCAGAGCCGCGATCAGCATCAGGAGTGGAGAAGTCACACCGCTTTTCCCCTTGGTTTCGTACTGAGCCTTCTCAAGCAAACCCAGCCGATCCGTCAACTGCGTTTGAAGTTGTGACAAACTCGTCGCCACTGCGGTAGCGGTTGATGCCACGAGCGTCCGGAGTGTTTCCGCCGAAGCCACAACCTGATTGGCGAGCACTGCCGCCTGCGCTGTCGCCCTTTCGCTCGCTACGGCTACCGCTGCCACGTCCACCGCCCGAATGGCGTCGATCCGCTTCGCCTCAGCCATCGAAAGTTTGTCCACATATTCGGCCCGAAGTGCCATGAGGTCGTCGGATCGTTTTGTTGCCGCCGCTACCAGATCGTCCTGGCGTCTATTTTCCACCAGGCGAAGATCGTCAAGGCGTTTGACAGCGGCCTCTACCAGTGACAGCACGTTCGCCGTAGGGTCGATAGTTTTTGAGTTATCCGGTTTGGCACCCGTCATCTCGCCCTCCTTGAAGTGTCCCCCGCGGGGCCTGTCAAGAACCCCACGGGTAACTTAGTGAGCCGCTTAGCTCGTGGTGCAGGTGATCTGGTACGTCACGTAGATCTCGTCGTCTGCAATGACAGCGCGCGGGGTCCCGAACCGTTTGGCGCACATCAGGGTGCCCGCTGCGCTGGTCTTCGCCGCCGTGTCGGCCAGGAAGGCCCCGTAAACGGTGATCGACGCATTCATAACGAAATGCGCCTTGGCATTGACGTTCGTGATGACCGCCGTGGACGTGTCTTCCGTGGTGTACGCGGGCCGGTTGGTCAGCGGGTTATCGTAGTCCGCGTCCTGGCATTCGCCGTAGGCGTTGCCCGAGCCCAATTTCGCTGCCGTGTCAGCCAGCGCCGGGGTGATGTTGTTCTTGAAGATGCCGACGTACCAGATGTGCGCCGCGGCCTTGGAGATGTCATGAAACATGATGTTCAGGAGCTTGGCCATACCCTCAGTCGTGAAGGTATTCGTCCCGGTTTCCGTAAAGAGCAGGACGCCGTTGCGCCAATGCTCAAACGTTACCTTGCCCTCGAAGATGATGTCATCCCATGCCCCCTTTTTCAGCCTCAGATAGAGAGCCGTTACCATGAGCCGTACCATTGCCAAAATCTCTTTGAATCGTTTCATTGCGTGTTCCTCCTTGTTGTGTGGTTGTTGTTCGTGGGGCAATAAAAAAGGGGCACGTCGATGTGTCGGCACCGACATGCCCCTTGATTATTCTTGCCTTCCCGTCCGGGTGGCCACCCTTCAGGGAAACCCCAACTACTAATGATTAAAGAACTTTCCCGTTTCTTACTACCTCGCAAGTTGCGGAGTCACCAAAGCCGACCCCACTCCCGCGGGGGCGCTCCTGCTTGAAACTGGTCAAAAACTGATCCTGGCCATTGACGATCCGGGACACCGCGGCCCCTTCCCGCCCTGCCGGGAATTGTACTCTTCCTGCTGTGATATTGACGAGCGCACCACTATGGCTGCCCGCCACAAGACCGTCTTTCGACACCCAGACCGGGACATTGTTGCCCAGATCCGGCACGTTGTTGCAATAGGCGAGGATATCTCGCGCCACCCCTGCCCCGACATGTGCCTCCCGCATCCCGCTCGGTTCTGTTCCGGGAAGGAAGATGGTCCTGTCATCGAACCCGACGAAAATTCCACCGTCCACAAACGCAACGAGAAGGATATCATTGGAGAATGAGAAAATGTTCGTGGATTTATAGAGGTCGTACCGATAGGGTTCGCTGTAACGTAGGGTGCTGTCCACCGCGCCCCACAGGCGACCGAACGCTCGACGAATGAACCTCATGGGGTTGGGAGGACTACACAGAAAGGTTGGTAGAGGCTCCATCGTGTCGATGTCGGTGATCTCTGCCTTCTCATACGCGGCCCGGTAGAAGGTGCTCCCGTTCGGGTCGGTCGCCCATGCTATGGCGTCGGATGGTTTGTTGAGAATTGAAATCATAGAGTTGTCGGCCAGAACGTCGATCTCGGCGATCATCCCGTTGCCGCCGACCTGCCCGTTGACCACGTTCGTGTAGCAGACCTGATACCGCCCAGCAGTCAGCGCTCCGGTCCCGCTGTATTGAAGAAGGACCGGCTGCTCCGGGATCGGGATCCCCCATGAACTCACCGTGTTTTGTACTGGATCGAAGATTCCCATCCAGTGGCGGCTTGAAATGTAAATCTTGTCGTCCACCGCGGCATAGAAGAGTTTCTCCTCGAAGGGGCCGGACAGGGCGCAAAGGTTGACCTTTGACCCATCAGGATAGAACCGGTAGAGTCGGCCTTCCGCCGCAGCAAGCAAGACATGCCTGGCGCCCCAGGCGCTATGTGCGTTGGGAAGACTGGCCAGGAGCCGAAAACCGCCCCGCTTCTTCAGCCTTTCCTCTGCCGTGACATCGGCGTTCAGAATGACCTTCGGGATCGCTGTCATCGTCCCATCCTCATGGCCCGAAAATCCGCCCTCTTCGAGTACGTTATTCATGCCTTTGAATCCCCTGATCGTTAAAGGTTTCATTAGAAATCCAGCCTTGTCCGTTGGACATCCGCTCTCGCCTTGGGCGCGTTCGGGTAGAAAGCGACCAGAGAGGCAATTCCGTTTGCGGCCAGACCGCCATACTTCTGCGTGTTCGGCATCACTCCGTCGAGCCCGTCCTCGATCTGAAGGTAGGCTTCCTTGAGGGCGTAATTCTGGAAGATCTCCTTGTGAAGAATCTCCGGGATGTAGTCGGGAAACACGTCCCCGGCTGCCAGCTCCTTCGGTTTTCCGTAGAAATGAAGCGTCATATTCTCGGCATCTTCCGGGATGGGCCTGAAGTTCAGGATCTTCCCGTCAAGGCAGATGATCTGCACGGGGCCGGTCCGTGTGTCATTGGAATTCGCCTTCAATTCTTTGATGTTCGGGGCAATCAGAATGCCCTGTGGGTACGTCGGTGTCGTCACGAGGTAGAGGTCATGCAGGTAGGTCTTCGGAAGGGCCGCTGTTATTGCCGCTGCTGTCGCCTCTACAACTGCGGTCGTCTGAAGGCCAGGGATTCGGCACATCGTAGCCAGTAGGAGCAGGGCCTCGTTGAACTTTCCGATGATCCAGGTCTCGTCGTAAGTCGTGTCCTGGACTACTTTCTCAACCTCTGTCACGATTGCATCTACTTCCATCAACTTTTCCTCTTCTGCGGTCTCTTTGATCCTTTTTGGGGATAGGCCGGGCGATCCGGTTCATCACTCTTGTCTATCTGCCCAACATGGGGCGCGTAAGCGTCTTTACCGACCTGTTCATGCACGGGCATCTCGTTCCCGAAATGGGCCGACATGCGGCTCTCGGCAGTCTCCGGGACAGCTTCGGGTGAGTCCGAAACAGGCGCCACTTCAGCGACCACTTCTTCGGTGATCTTCTTCAGGACGCTGTATTCCTTGAACGCGGTGCTGTGGAACGGGTCCAAGATCCTTTTGATGTGCTCCTGGTCCGTGATATCACTGACAAGGTGCCCATGATCGTTTCGCTTGAACTTGTAGGCCGTCCCCGCCAGGTTGACGATGCACTCGTTCTGGTCTCTCTCGACCAGCAATTGAATCTGCATAACTCCTCCGATGTTTGTAGGCCGTGACGGTGGAGCGAGAAGAGGGGGCGCCCCCACCGCCACGCCTACGGGGTTGTGTGGACCCTTTTTAGCCGCCGTACTCCGCGGCGCGGTACGTCAGAATCCCACGAATGGTCCCTGCTGCGGCTGTTCCCGCTGCCGTGGTGATGTGCATACCAAACAGGGTCTCCGTCTCGACGGGGGCCACCATCGGAAACAGCGTCGAACGGGCAACCCCGCCCGCCTGTGCCACGGTAGACGCGGAGATCATGATCTGATCAACCGCGTCCTCCGCCGCATTGATTCCGCCGCCATCCACGACGATTGCAGGGCTACCGGAATCGAGGTCGTCCACAATCAGGGTGAAATCCAGGGGGATGCACCCAGCCGGGAGCGAGCACAGTGCGATGGTCTGCTCGTCCACGTTCAGAGCGGCGGTGATTTCATACGAGCCGTCGCTCACCAGAACCTTGCCAGCCTCGTCCGGGTAAACCGCAGGACGGGCGCCTGCTACATTTGCCGATTTCAACATAGTCGTGTCTCCTTTTCCTTCACTGAAGGGGGAGATCCGTCTCCCCCGTTGTCATTCCTGTGATCCCCTGTTACCCGACCGGCTGCTTGGCTGCCGTGTCGATTGCCATGATCCCGAAGTCCTTGGCGTTGAACTGCACCTTGGAGATTCCGAAGATCGAGTGCGTGCTGATTACGACCTGGTTTCCGCTGTCCCTCTCCTCTTCGTACCAGCCGAAGCGGAGACCGTTGCCCTTGGAGCCGAAGGCGATCACTGCCGCCTGGACGCCCATGAACAGAGCCCGCGCCGCCTCAACGGTCGCGGGGTTGCCGTAGTCGGCCATACGGATTACGGCCTGGTGCTCATGCAGGACCACGTTGTTATACATGCCGAGCCCGCCCTGGAAGATCGGGTTCTTGCGGCCCTCTGCCGCTGCCGCCGCCTTCTGTATGTCCAGCCAGCCAGAGCCGCCCGTGGTCTGCCGAAGGTCGTACACCTGCCACGGGTTCATCAAGAGGACGAAGTGCTTCTCGCCGTTGATGAGGATCGGCTGGATCTTGGGGGTCCCCCCTGTTCCGCCTCCCATCATCGAGGCCATAGCCACAGCCTTGTCGATGAGCCCCAGGGTGATCGTGTCGCCCGCGGCAATGGTCGTCTTGATCTTCGTGCCCGGCATGAGCAAGTGCTCGGTGTCGGGGGCGTTGAAGGCGTTCCCTGCAAATCCCGCGTAACTGGTCGGGAAGATGTAGTCCGCATTGGACCCGCGGAGCCCGGACAGGTACATGAAGAAGAGCTCGTCGAATACCCGGCTCCACCATTCCGACTGCCGTACCCGTGCGATCTCGCGGAGCTGGTGTATCGTCCGCTTCTGGGTCATCCTGCCGCCCGTGTTCACCCCGCCGCGCATCTGATTGATCAGGATGTCGTCGGAGTAGAACTTCAGGTCCTCTTCTTTCCCGGTCAAAGGGGTGTCCCCTTCCACAGGTTGCATTTTCAACTGCATGACAAGGTCGAAGGAAACCTTGTCTCCCGCCGTGCTTTCGAGGTCTTTCACGACCTGGATGGGCATGGAGCTGCCCTCAGCGCCCATGAACTTGCGTGAGAAATAGGAATCCCGCGCCACGTCTACCGCAAGGAATGCCGAATACTTCTTGACGGCCTTGGGGTCGTTTACACCGATGATTGTCTGTCCCATTGCGTATCCTCCTAAAAGTGATAGAAAATGTTTTTGTGCTTCACCGTCTCTCCATTTCCCCCATCACTTCCCGGTCATCGGGCTGGCTATGTTTGAACCAGAACGTGGGACACTACTCTTCTGTCTTCATGCCCCGTGGGGCGGGTAACAAAAAAGCCAGCCAGGATTTCTCCCTGACTGGCCTTCGTAAGGCTCTATTGCTTATTGGCAGTCGAACCGCTCTAAGCTGCTTTAATCGCTATGGTTCCGAACTTCTCCCCGTCATACCGTAAAACGCCCAACATGTGCGTGAGAATCAGGTTCAAATAACCGCATTTCGGACACTTGATTTCAGCGTGAACGCTTTCAGCTTTCATCAGTAACCGGTTGCATTTCTTGCAGCGGATTTCGGTCATATCCTCCCCCTTTTACGAGCGGGCTGCGTAGATAGCCCGCTCTGCATCACTCATCTTGGCGACTGCGTTCTCGTAGGCTTCCCCCGTGAGCTTATCAATCGCGTCATACTTGTCGTCTCCCTGATTCCCTTCCGATACCGGGACCTTGGCAAGCGTCTTGACCCCCGCGGCCCTCTCGGCCTCCGCCTTCTTCGCTGCTTCGATAGCCTTGCGCTTCTCCTCGGCGGCCTCAATAGCCTTGCGCTTCTCTTCGATGGACACGACATTGTCATCGTCCGCCTTGGGTGGTACTTCCGGGTGGAAAACCGCGTCGCATTCTTTCTTTGCGGCTGCGAAAATCTGTGCGTCGGTCATCTTCTTCGACTCGTCAGTGGCCAGGAGCCGGTTGACGGCGTCCACAAAGGCCACATTCTTGATCCGCTCTGCGGAATACTCAGGGTTGCTGCTGAAAAAATCGCCTTGGGCGTCCTTCCATCCCTTTTCGGCTGCCGCCTTCTGGACCTGGGCGTTGATCTTGTCGAACATCTTCATCTCGGTAAGCGATTCGACGTATTCGGCGCGTTCCTTGTTGTATGCGGCCAGGGTGATGTCTCCATCCTCGAACTTCGTGTCGAGCGCCGACATCTTGGCTTCGATTTCCTCCCTGGTTCCGTGCTTTTTCTCGGCCTCCAGGATGAAAACAGGTTCGTTTTTGGGTGCAATGACGGTCACTGCCGCGGCGGCCTCTTCCGCCTTCTGCGCTGCCTCCAGGTCTGCCGCCTCTTTGGCCGCCTGGACTGCCGCTGCCGCCTCTGCGTCTGCTGCCGCCTTGGCTTTGGCCTCTTCTTCGAGCTTCTCCGCTTCGAGCTTCTCTGCTTCCGCTTCCGCTGCCTCTGCCGTCTTCTCCTCCACCGTCTTCTTCTCGACCTTCCGCTTCGCTTCCCCTGCCCCCTCTTCCTTCGCCTTGGCGGCTTCGGCGGCCTCTTCTTCAGCCTTGATTTCCTCCGTGCTTTTGTTCTCCGTTTCCCCATCAAGGGCCTCTCGCTCTTCGGGGCTCAGCATCGCCAACTCGTCTTCCGTGATCTTTCCCATAATGTCCTCCCTCTCTCGGTTGAGTATCGGGCAACAAAAAAGGACGGAAGCGTGAGAGTGTGGTCCCACACGACCGTCCTTGTTTGTTCTTGCGTCCCCTTTCGGTATGCCTACCGTCCGGGGAACCCTGATTTTTTAATTACTGCCCTTACTTCTTATGGTTGTTGCTCTTCAGTCCCCTTTCGACTGACCCGTTCGGTTTGTCCTTCGCCTTAACCAACGTCTCGTCAATGTTCATCTTCCGATCCATCATCGTTCGACCATGCTCACCCTGTTCGATGGTGTGCAATGTGCTGGCCTTTTCCATCCGGAGCTTTTCCTTGTCATAATCGACACCCGCGGCGCTCACCTGCTGGTTGACGGACTCGGTCTTGATCTTCGCGGCGATAAGCTGGGCTTCTTGTTCGAGCTTCTTGACCTTCGCCTGTTCGGCTGCGAGCTGCGTCTGAAGGATCTGGTTTTGTGTCTCTGCCACCTGCGTCGCTGCGTCTACCTTGGCCTGATCTGCCGCCTTATCTTCGGGAGTGGCCGCACCTTCAGTCCCCCGTTGGCCAGTGATTGCCCTGAACCGATCGACAAACTTCTCTTTGCCGGGTAAATCGGACAACTCGAACCATAGATCAATAACTTGTATTGCTGCTTCGGGCTGCAAGGTCTTGAGGATCTCGGTCATTGACTCGAACATGGCCTCGCGGATCGTCGCGGAGTAATCCTGCTCGGAAATGACGAAATCTGCCTGGCTTGCCGTGATGTCACCGATGATCTCGTCCGTCTCCGGGTTGTATTTGTTGATCTCAAGGAACTCGGGCGTCTTGCCGTTCTCGCCCCCGGTGATCCGGATCTTTTTTTCCTCGGTGTAGAGCTGTTCGATCATCGATAGAATGATCTCGCCGGACAGCTTGAAGGCCAGCCGATTGTTATCGAAGAATGCCGTCGTTACAACACCGCCCTGCTCCTGCCGTGCCCTGATCGCCTTCCCCGACACTGCATTCGTGTCCCGGCCCATCAGCTCGTCCGTCACGCCTGACGCGCTCTGGATGTACTTCTCGTCCTGGGTCATCAGCATGACGTGCTCTTCAGCCATCTTGGTCTCGTTCTGGATCTCGACCCCGCGTTGACTCTTTGGGTTGACCTTGATCAAACCATCGGGCCTGTTTGCTTCCTGGACGATATCGTCCCAACTCTGGTCCGTATCTTTTATCGCGTCGTCATCAGCCACTACCCGGTTGGCTGACAACAGGTAGAGAGCCTTTGACCGGCGCTTGTTCAGGTCTTTCTGCGGGTCTCTGAGATTCCGGACGATGCCGTAGGGCGTCCCGTCCTTCTTCCGTTTGAAGCCCCAGATCGGCACCAGACTGAAGCGTTTGTGCCGGTACGGGCTCTCCCCGTCCTGCAATACCGAGTCGCCGGTGAAAATTATCTGACGCATCTCCATCACGGTTGACTCGACCGGCTGCCCGATTCCCAGCTCCACCAGTTTCTGATGCTTCCCCTCATCGAACGTGATCCCCTGAAGCGTTCCCAGTTCCTTGCCGCGCAACAGCTTCTTTCTTGCCGGGGTCCGATACTGACACTCGACCAGAAAGACACGATCCCGCGGCTCAACAGAGGTCTGGGTGCCGATGTACCCGAAAAACCCGGTGTACTGCGGCGTAAAGCCAGTACTGCTGTGCGGCATCCCGCCCGCCATCTTTGGATCGAAGGCAGGATCAAGCATTTCCGCAAAGGTCTCGTACCCGAACCCCTGATCCCCGCTGATAACAGAAGCATGGATAACGTCCGCCCTGTCCGGGAACATGGCACAGGCAACGTCTTCATCCACCCACTTGCCCCTGAAAACGTAACGGGCGTCGGAGAGGTCGTCCTCGACGGCCAGCGTGTCCCACCAGATGTATCGCCAATCCTCGTATGAGACGACAAGGGGCTCGTTGTCCGGGTCCGCGTTGATCCCGTGATCGATCCACCCTACCCCGGCCAGCACGGCATCGGCGAATGACTTCGACCGCTTGAATCCCGCGTTGTTCGCGTCGGAGACGTATTTGAAGAGCTTCGTCTTCATCTCCGCGCTCTTCGCGTCCTCTTCACCCCTGGGTAGAACGCGATAGTCAACCCGGATCTTCTTTTCAGTCCCGAGCACCCAATCGACCGTTGGCTTGACCTGGTTGAAGGTGATCGGCACCTGGGTCCGTTTGGCCAGGATCGCCTTCTCTTCCTGCGTCCACTGTCCCGGCCCGTCATAGAACTCATGGTCTACCATCGACTCACAGCGGAAATCAGCCTGCCGGACCCTTTCCTGGGCGAACCAGGACGACACCTTCGTGAAGCGCTTGCGGACATCCTCCCTGTCGAGCGGATGAACTCCTTTGGGAGGCTTTTCGAGCCCCAGATCATCCAGGTGTTCGTCAACGTCGAACTCGCGAGGGGTGTATTCCTCGATGCTCCTTACGTTCTCGGTTCTTTGAGTTCGCTCGCTCATCAGTGCATCATCCCCACTTTAATATCGGGCCTGTCACTCGCCGGCTGCATGTCGATCACCGTGTTCGGGTCGTCGTACCCTGCCCTGAACGGCGGCATCTTCACGAGGTCGTCTATCCCATCCATGATCGTGTCTGTTATTGAAGACATCACCTGCACGAACTGACGCTTGCGCGTCGGTACCTCAATGTCAAACAACTTGCAGATTTGCAGCACCTTACCTGTTATGAACCCCCCGAACTCATCATTGTGCGTGTCGCTGTACTTCCAGAGGTCATCCAGTGTGATGATGAAGCGCTTCTTATTGTCCCGCTGCGCCCCGTTCAGGATCATAACTGGGTTACCCTTGAAGTATCCGTAGTCCCTCTCGATTACTCTCATGCTGTCACCGCGAATAAGAGAGGCTGCACGTTGTTGATCCGCTTCTCTGCCATTTTTGCATACTCAGGATTTAACTCGATACCGACGAAATTACGGCCTAACTTCTCGGCCACCAGCCCCGTTGTTCCGGCGCCGGAGAAGGGATCAAGGACGACGCAGGGAGCAGGTTCGTGGTTGTGGGTGCAGGTCGGTCGCCAATCATTTGTTGCTATCCGTTGTGGCGTATATGTTGCGCCACTGAGCGACCTAATCCCTGAAGGATTTCCACCTTTATCTGGGAAATAATCTCCAACATCTTTTCGCGCCCTATCGTTCGTAGCACCCGTTTTCTCCACCATCCTCACCCACGGACTCCCGCACTCGGGGCAGCACCCCTTCTCACTCGTTCCGGCCTTAATACATGGCGTCACAAGGGCTTCGGGGAATGTGGCAAAATGGGCTCCAGGGAATGGCTGGGTGGGAATAGTCCAGACGGAACGACAGTTGCGGCCAGCAGGATGACCAACGCTACGTTTCTGGCCGATTTTAGTTGCAGAACTGGCTTTACTAAATGGGTCTATTAAATCCTTATGTTTTCCGCCGATACGGTCTCGGCTCTCCTGCATTTTCTTAATATCAGATGGCCCGCTTTGACAAGATTCCTTGATTGCCTCCGCGTCGTAGTAATACCGCTGGCTCTTAACCAGTAAGAACAAATACTCATGACTCTTTGTCGGTCTGTCCGTTACACTCTCTGGCATGGGGTTCGGCTTGTGCCAGATAATGTCGGAACGTAACCACCATCCGTCAGCTTGAAGGGCAAATGCCACGCGCCAGGGGATACCAATCAGGTCTTTGGGTTTCAATGATTTAATATTGACAGGCATACCGAATCGTGATTTTTCTTTTGATGGCTTACCAAACTCAGTATGTTTTTCTTGATATTCTGGGTTGCTTCCTGCTTTCCCACTGCCATTATACGAATCTCCCAAATTCAACCACACCGTCCCGTCATCCCGCAGCACCCTTTTGATCTCCCGAAACACGGACACCAGCTTTTCAACGTAAATTTCCGGTGTGGCCTCCAAACCAATCTGGCCATCTACCCCGTAATCCCGGAGCCCGAAATAGGGTGGGGAAGTGCAAACCATCTGAGCTGATTCGACTTCAAGCGTTGACATAATGTCCAGGCAATCACCTTGATAAATCATGCCGCCCACCCTGAAACGACCTGCCTGTTGGAAGATTTATTGATCCGCTTCGCCTTGTACCCGACCGCAAAGGTCCTGAACGAATCTGCCCCGTGTGAGCAGTGGTCATGCAACGGCGTCCTCTTGAGTATTTTCTTTTCTTCGTCGTATTCGGCCCTGTAGCCTTCCAATGCCGATATACCCAGGGAGCACTTGCGTTCGTCAAACCAACACGAGCCAAGGGCGTTTCGGACGGCCTCGATGCCGTTCATGACGGCGTCCGTGTTCCGGGGGCGCTCAACGACGATGATGGGCTTGATCCCCAGCTCCTCGGCGACCTCGACCCTGGACTTTGCATGCTCGCCGGCAGACATCTCTCGTACCGCTGCGTCATGGGGCATGTAGTGATCACCATAGACGTAGGGCTTATCCTTCAGGATCTTGGCGTAGTGAGCCAGACCCATGCCGCTGTTCTCGTAATAATCGATGCACCTGGTCTCCTTGCCGATGAACTGCGCGAACCAGATCGTCATGGAGTCGTCCACACCCAGATCCCAAAAGGTGTAGACCTCGGCGCCTGTCTCATGGGGTACGCTCGTGATCCGGCCTTCCTTGCGAGCCAGCGCCATTTGTTTTGCGTAGTACGCGCCCATCACTGCGCCCTGGAACGAGCAGAAATACTCCTGCTGGAACATGGCCTCGCCCATCTCTTCGCCGAACGTGCCTATCAACTCGGCCCGGATCTCCTCCAGCTTCATCTTCGTGAAGACCGGCGTATCGTCTGCGGTCAGGACTTGCGCGAACCAGCCGGGCGTAATCCGGGCGAAATCCAGCATCTTCTTCAGGTGATTGTCGCCGCGGGATGTGCTGATGAACGCGGCCCAACCAGCGTTCTCTTCAAGGATGGGAGAAAGGTAAGCCCATGACCGGGGATCACTGAGGGCGTACTCGGAAAAGACGATGCCGATCGGCGGGCTGCCGACCAGGGCATTGTAATTGTCGGAGCCCACAAGCTGCCAGGAAGAACCGCCCACGAGGCCAATATACATATCGGTGCTTCTCGTACTGGTCCTCATCTCCATCGGGAAAG